GGGGCTCCGGATAAAAGCAGCGGGAAACGCCGCCAGAGCATCCACATCTGCTACGATCTGATTGGGTTCATCCCGCTGAGTGAACTGATGGAACAGGAAATGGCATGACCCGAAGATCATGCCATTCCTGAAAACTATAAAACTTTCTTACGAGGGGCGGCCTTTACCGGGATGTTGTAACGGCGATTAAGTTTTCAGTGGGTGGTTTTTTTGGTGGATACACTGATATCACGATAAGAAAAAATGACAAGGGTGCGGTTGTTAGAGTTCAGAAGACACTTGCATATGATGAATTGCCGGATGACCGCCAGATATCGCCTACCAAATGGCAAAAGATAGTTAATACGTTATATAGTCAGCTGTATTTGCACGAGTGGAAAAAGAGCTTTGTTGATCCGTGCGTATTGGATGGAACACAGTGGAGCTTGGATATAAGTCTGACAAATAAACGAAAAAGATCATATTCCGGCAGCAATGATTATCCGCCATACTGGAATGAACTACTGAAGATATTCAGAGAGTTCGCAAAAATATAATGATGGAGCCTCCTTCCGTGATTGGAAAGAGGCTCTTTTTCAGTCTTTTTTATAAAAATCAGTTTCGTATCCGTCTGCTCTAAGCAGGATGTCAGGTATCCAGTCCGGGGATCTGCCCATCTGCTCACATACGGCTTTCAGGTCAACGCGGGGATCGCATTCGATGATCAGTTCATCATGGACGTGCCCGACGATGAAGCAATGCCGGAGGGTCTTCATAGCATAGCAGAGGATGTCGCGGCTGATGGCTTGGACGATATTCTCCACGAATTTCGGCCCGTAGGATTCAATGCGTTCCCATTTCTTTGTGGAGCCAACACCTTCATAGGTGACGGATTCTCCGCCGAACTGATTGACACCGATGCGGGGCTTCACATAAGAGAGTCTGCGGCCTGAAGGAAGCTGGATGAAGAGCATTCCACTCTTGTAAAAGAACTTGATACCGCGTACTTCCATAGGGATCCGTTTTGTTATTGCCGTCTTGACGGCACGGTCAACATCCCACCAGAAGGCGGTGATCATCGGATTGGAGCTGCGCCAGGCGTTTACAAGGGGCTGAAGGTCTTCTTCCGGAAGACCCATTTCGAGAGCACCCATCGATATCAGGGCACCGACGGAACCACCATATCCGAGAGCCAATTCTGCAATCTTGCCCTTCTGCCTGAGGTGACTATTTACGCCGTGTTTTTCCACGGGCACGCCGAACATCTGAGAAGCTGAGGCACAGTAGATGTCTTTTCCTTCCGCAAATACTTTGGAACGCCAAGTTTCACCGGCGAGATATGCAAGGACTCTAGCTTCAATCGCCGAGAAGTCGCTGACAATGAACTTGTATCCGGGACGGGGAACGAAGGCGGTTCTGATAAGTTCTGATAGGACTGAAGGAACCGAATCATAAAGAAGATCCAGCATCTCATAATCTCCGTCAATCACATACTGTCTGGCCTGCTCCAAGTCCGGGAGATGGTTCTGCGGAAGGTTCTGCAACTGTATCAGGCGACCGGCCCATCTGCCGGAACGGTTCGCTCCGTAGAACTGGAACATACCGTGGGCACGTCCGTCTCTGCAGACAGCGTTCTGCATTGCCTGATATTTCTTCACACTGCTTTTGGCAAGTTGCTGACGGAGGATAAGAGCATCCTGTACCGCCTGTTCATCCGTTGTTTTGATAAGCTCCTTCACGGCTTTCTTGTCCAGGGATTCCGTTTCCACTCCGTTATCGGAGAGCCATTCCTTCATCTGCTGCACGCTGTTCGGATTATCAAGATTGGTGATATCCTGCATAGCGACGGTCAGTTCTTCGCGGGAGCGTTCATCAAAGGCGATGGCGTTTTCCACCACGGTCATATTGAGGGCAATGCCCCTGTCGTTGATTTCCTGATCGAGATGATATTCATCCCATATCTGTTCCGGGACGGGGTATTTTGCAAGGCGTTTCTTTATCGCCATTTCCACTTCCACGTCCCGGCGGTTGTATTCCTTGAAGCGGATCCATTTTTCGCTGTCATGCTGTGGAAGGTTCCGGGTGCGTCCGCCGTTTGCCTTTGTAGGCTTGCACGGGGTACAGAAATACCGGATCAGGTCTTTGCCTTCCTTCAGCTTTTGATCCTGCAATTTCAGGACGGCGCCGACTCCTTCCAGCGAGAGGGGAAGTCCCATGTATGCGGACCAGATCATTGTGCATTTCCAGGCTGAAGGATCCAGATATTTTGAAGCCGGGTCTTCCGGGATGCTGTATCCGTAGAAGTGTTCCGGATGGTGTCGCTTCAGCCAGTTGGAAAGACAGATCCGCTCAAATGAGGCGTTGAAAGCCCATTTTGTTACGCTATCGTCAGATAGTGCTGCAAGGATATCTTTCGGGATAGTGTCGCCGCAGGCAAGGTCATATACCTTGACCGGTTCACCGTCCACGGAAACACCGAAGAGCAGTATCTCAAAATTTTCAGACTCAGCGTACTTGTATGCACCGCATTTGGAGATATCAACGTCGCTGTAAGTCTCTAAGTCGATTGACAATTCTTTCATTGGTTTTCCTTTCTGTTAGAGGCTGAGGATATATGCCCGATCGGTCAGCCTTTCTTCAGGTGCTACCTGAGTTTCATTGATTTCCTTGACCATTGCTGAAAGCTCTTCCAGCTTGAACCGGCTGTCATAAGGCGCAATCATCATTTCATGGATCGATGACGGGATGACGAAGAGCATATTGGTTCTGCAGTTCTGGGTAAAATCCCGGAGCATTTTCCGATTCATAATAGCTGAAGCACCCTTGCATTTCTGCGAGTTGGTGATCACATGGAATTTAATGGTCGAGGCTTCAGCGCATTCAGAGGGGACGCCGGTCATCTCCGAGAGGATCTTACCGAGGCTCTTGATCTGCGTATCGGCACAAAGGTTTTCCAGTGCCTTTTCCCATGCGGTATCTTCGTCAATTCCCGCATTGGAGAGAAGTGCGGATGTTACCTTTGCGGAATAGCAGGCATCATCCTGTTCGCCTCTTACGATCAGGTACTGTTCGATTCCTTCAAGGTCGCATGGCCTTTTGACAAAATCCGCATCCGAGGTGCGCTGAAGGGCTATTGTGATATGCTTCAGGATCCATTCCGGGTCATTGAAGTTGATTGCTATATCGATGATATTTTCTGTGTTCATGTTATCCTCCTTGTGAAAAGAGGGCGGCAGCAATGCCGCCACCCTCATAGGTTTAGTGCCTGTCGTCAAGGAGCTTCTGGTATCGAAGTTCTGTCTCCTTGTAGTCGAGTTCGTCCTTTTTCTTCTTGCGCTCATATTCTTCCTTGTCCTGCTTCTTGACCTGAAGCATGAAGCGTATCGCGAAGATCAGCCCGATAAGGAAAGTCAGAATAAGGGCACAGCTGAAAATGTTGCCGATTAAAGTTACTACGCTATTTGCAAATTCCATGATAAATGCCTCTCTTTCTTTGATTGTCGCAGGCAGCGGCGGTAATGCCGCCACCTGCTTAGGTTGTCAGTTAGTCGAGGAAATCATCCTCATCATCCACGGTCGCGAAGTCGTCCTCAGCTCTGGACTTGCCTCCGAGGGGTTCGCCGTCGCGGATCTTCTGAAGGTTGTTCAGACCGCAGGCGATTCCCTTGTTCCCGTTGCTGTTGAAAGCGTACAGGTTGATGGAAGCCCTGCCGTACACGCCGGAATAGACTTCGGAGCGTTCAAGGATAGGGTTCCTGTCAGCATCCACGATTCCGGGAGCCGTTGCACTGTTGGCGTTGATGAAGTAGGCGTTCTTGTAAGCCTCATCATCCGGTCTTTCCAGATCGCCGTCGCGGAGAGGTGTCTTGATGGCGGAGAGTGCAGGGACGGACTTGCCGTTGCCCTTAAGCTTGCTCTGGCCTTCCTCATAGGCGGCTTCGATGGCGGCCTTGATCTTTGCGATGGTAGCGGTGTCGGACTTCGGGATGATAAGGGAGACGCTGTACTTAGGCGCTCCTCCGTTGATGCTCTTCGGATCCCAGACATTGGCATAGGACCATCTGGTATTGACTCCGGTGATAACTTTGGTAGGGATAGATACTTTGTTTGCCATGATTTTTTCCTCCTTATTCTTCGCTAAAATCATCTTTGGCTGTATTAAGTGCCGGTCTTTTGTCTGACTCAGGCACAAGTGTCGGTTTTCCGGGCGGTTTCATGATCATTCCGCCGAGAAGTTCTTCAAATTTCTTCTTCCCGAGAAGGGAAGTCATTGCTGTGATTCCGAGTACCTTTTTCTCATAAGGGTCGTATCCGGCATCTGTCACGGCGGAAGCGACTGCTGCCTCATCCGTGTATTTCCTGATCGATCTGCCTTCAACTACCTTGAATCCGGGATACTCTGTTCCGCTGATCGCCTGCTGGAGTGCGTATTCCTTGATATCGCCCGCCCATGCCACCAGATCGTCAATCCGGGGAAGGATGGCTGCTATCTCTGTTTCATCCAGGGTCGCAGGCTGCTGAAAATCGTAAGCTGCAAGCTCCATGTTGTACTCAGCCCTTTTGCGGCAGGTTGCCTTGACCTTGCAGAACTGGCAATGGTCGCCGGCGGTAAATTCGCCTTCGCCGTTATAGGCGAGCTCTGCGGTGGGCTTCAGGATTTCTTCCGCCCATGTAAGCAGGTCTTCCTTGCTTATCGTGAAGGTGCTGATGTTCTCACGCCTTGGCTGGAAGATCGTCATCTCTATGGATTCGATGTCATAGATCCCGTCGTAGGTGTCCAGGGCTCCGAGGGCGTAACACATCATCTGCGGATTGTTCTCAGCTTCCACCAAGATTCCAAGACCATATTTGAAATCTATGATCTGAAGGACTTTGTCCGCTATGATGAGACAGTCGCCGGTTCCGAAACCGTCCGGTACCCACTTGGAGAAGTCCAGCCTCTGCTCTACCAAAACCTGCGGATCCTTGCATAACTGCTTTGCCTTTTCGTACTGCTCCATAACGTAGGAACAGTATTCATCGGTGCAATCGTCCATTTCGGTATCGAAGAAATCCAGGTTCTCCGTCGGGTCTTTTATATCCTGGCCTAACGCATGAAGAACTTTGTACTCACACAGCTCATGGGCATCGGTGCCTTGCTGGGCATATGGAGAAGCTTCGTCATTGATCTCCGCACATAGCTTTGCCGATGGCGGGCATGAGAGCCACCTGTGGGAAGCTGAGGCGGAGAGGTATGCGTGTCTAGGCATCTTTTAATCCCTCCACTTCCTTCACGAGTGCCGGGTAGCTTTCCGCGGGAACGTCCGTGAGGCTTCCGCCGTCCGCGTATTTCTTTACGATGGCTTTAACCTGAGACTTGAACTGTCCGCCGGCTTCGTTTGCCTTTGCGGCAAGAAGGGCTCTGACGTCTTCCTTGGAGTAGGAAGGTGTTTCCGGTTCCGGGGCTTTCGCTTCCTTCTTTACAGGCTTCTTCTTAGGCTCTGCAGCGGGAGCGGAATCCTCTGAAAAGCATTCCTTAATGGCATTTGCCGTCTGAATCATCTTTTCGCCACAGGAGATGAGATCATCCAGGACCTGTGACAATTCGCTCATTTTGCTCATGTTGTCATTCTCCTTATTTCTGAATATTTGGTTATCAAGGTTCGTGTCTGCCGCCTCAGTGATTACCGGGGCGGCTTAATCAATAGTTCTGTCGTTCATCGTTGCACCTCCGTTTCCCTGTTCTGGTGGTCTAGGTATGAGAAAGTGCTGTTTTCCGATTTTTCCTGAAAAAAATTTTGGAGCCGATCGGTATCTGCATCTTTCGGAGGTCTAGGTATGAGATGAACGGGTTTTCCGATTTTCGGGCAAAAAAATTCCGGCCGGGGATGGTCGGATTTTTCTTTATAAAAGGAAGCGGTTCTGCCTCACGCGAAAACTTTTGAAAAAAGTTCTGAAAAAATCGGAAAACTGCCCGGACTCATACCTAGACCTTCGGAAAGCCAGGTTTGGCTTTACTACTTCGCAGGGAAGGGGTGGTTCCATTGAGGGTCATAGAGCAGATACGGACAGCAACCAATTTAATAAGCAGATAACAGGAGGCAGAGATATGTTTTTTGTTTTACAGACGGCAAACGTGACTGCGGACGCTAAGAACTGCGTGTATCCGAACAGGAAAGAGATCACGACAGGGGAAGCACTGAAGGACGCGGTCCGTTTTGACCATGTGTGCGGGGAGTTCAGGAAGGACTACCGCAATATCAGTAATTTCCTGAAGTCAAATGTCATCGTCATGGATTGTGATAACGATCACTCCGACGATCCTGCCGAATGGATCACCTTCGAGAAGCTGGAAACGCTCTTTGAAGAGGTCAGTTATGCAGCGGCGCCAAGCAGGAATCATATGAAAGAAAAAGACGGCAGGGCTGCGAGACCGAAGTTCCATGTTTACTTCCCGATTGAAGAGACGGAAGACGCCGAGCATTATGCGGCGGTCAAGAGGGCGATACAGAAGGCTTATCCGTTTTTCGATGACAACGCGCTGGATGCGGCGAGGTTCATTTTCGGGTCCGATCCGGATGAGGTTGTCTGGCATGAAGGCTGGGTGACGATCGATGAAGAAGTGGATCCTGAGCCTGAGGATGAAGAGCCTGAGACCGGAAGCGGTTATACTGGCGGCGCCATTATGCAGGGGACAAGGAATAAGACACTTTCCCATTTCGCAGGACGGGCGCTGAAGAGGTTCGGAGAGACGGAAAAGGCAAAGCAGGTGTTCCTGGATGAAGCGGCGAAGTGTGATCCGCCTTTGGAGAATGAAGAACTGAAGACCATCTGGTATTCGGCGTTGAAGTTCTACAGGAACAAGGTGAAGACTCAGCCGGGATATGTGCAGCCGGATGAATATAACGAAGATTTTAAGGCGGGCTGCTTAAAGCCGGAGGATTATTCGGATATCGGCCAGGCGAAGATGCTGACAAAGGAATACGGCGAAGAACTCAGGTATTCGGATGCGACGGATTATCTCAGGTATGACGGCGACGCCTGGATCGAAGAGAGACAGCTTGCGGTCGGTGCTATGGAAGAGTTCCTGGATCTGCAGCTTGCGGATGCACTGGAATATGTGGAGACCGCCAAGAAGGCACTATTGGCAGCAGGCGTGGATGAAGCGGCGATCAAGGCAGGCGGCAAGACGCTTGAAAAGGCGGTGGATACCGACAACCTGAAGCTTCTGTTCATGCTGATGGGCGCGAAGACTTATCTGGCGTTCGTCATGAAGAGACGGGATTACAAATATGTTGTGTCCGCCCTGAATGCGGCGAAGCCGATGCTGGCGGTGAGCGTGTCTGATCTGGATAAGGATGAAAACCTGCTCAATACGCCGTATGCGACATATGACCTGTCAAAAGGCATCGCAGGCGAGCAGCCGCATAACCCGGAAGACCTGATCACGAAGATCACGAATGTTTCTCCGTCAGATGATGGGAAGGAACTGTGGGATCAGTGCCTGGAACTGTTTTTCGGCGGGGATACGGAACTGATCGAGTATGTGCAGATGGTCGTTGGAATGGCGGCGGTCGGCAAGGTTTATCAGGAACATCTCATTATCGCTTACGGTAACGGGGCCAACGGCAAGTCCACGTTCTGGAACACGATCTCACGGGTGCTTGGCACCTACAGCGGCAAGCTGTCGGCGGAGACCTTGACGGTCGGATGCAAGAGGAATGTGAAGCCGGAAATGGCGGAGCTTAAGGGTAAGCGTCTGATCATCGCTTCCGAGATGGAAGAAGGAATGAGGCTCAATACCGCGGTGGTGAAGCAGCTTTGCTCTACGGATGAGATTTTCGCTGAAAAGAAGTACAAGGCGCCGTTTGCATTCGTTCCGAGCCACACGCTGGTCCTTTATACCAACCATCTTCCTAAGGTCGGGGCTAATGATGACGGTATCTGGCGCAGGCTGATCGTAATCCCCTTCAATGCGAAGATCGTCGGTGACAGCGACATCAAGAATTATGCGGATTTCCTTTATGAGAAGGCCGGCGGCTACATCCTGAAGTGGGTGATCGAAGGCGCGAAGAAGGCGATTGATGCAGGGTTCAAGACCAGGCTTCCGAAGTGCGTACAGGATGCGATCAACGCATACCGCGAAGAGAACGACTGGCTGGGGCATTTTATCAGCGAGTGCTGTGACGTGGATGCTTCCTATACGGAAAAGTCCGGGGAGTTGTATCAGGCATACAGGGCATACGCTGTCCAGAACGGCGAGTTTACGAGACAAAACGGTGATTTTAATTCCGCTCTGGAAAATGCAGGGTTCAGCAAGCGTAAGACCAAGAAAGGCGCATTTTTCTATGGTTTGAAGCTCAAAGAGGGTCAGGATTTCCTGTAAGGGTGACGGTCGGTGACAGGTTATTCTAAAACCCCGTATAGGCGATTTTTAAGGCTGAGAGTCCTTATATAGAGGGTTTATGAAATGCCTGTCACCACCTGTCACCGGTAGTGTGATGGAGGATTGGCAATGAGGGAAAAAACCATAGAACGGAGACTTGTGCAAGAGGTTAAGAGGCGCGGCGGCATCTGTCCTAAGTGGGTGTCGCCGGGATTTGACGGGGTGCCGGACAGATTAGTCTTCCTGCCGGGTAAGCATTTCGGATTAGTGGAAGTGAAGGCACCTGGCGAGAAGCCGAGAGCCTTGCAGGTTTCGAGACATAGATTATTGGAAAAACTGGGATTCCACACATACATACTTGATGGGATCGAGCAAATCGGAGGGATTTTAGATGAGATACAAGCCACATGAATATCAGAAATATGCGATCGAGTTCATAAAGAGGAATCCGATCGCCGCAATACTGCTTGATATGGGTATGGGTAAGACGAGCATTGTGTTATCCGCGCTGAATGAGCTGATGTATGACAGTTTTGAGGTAGCGAAGGTTCTGATCATAGCGCCGCTGAGGGTCGCAAGAAATACATGGTCCGATGAGATCAAAAAGTGGGATCACCTGAACGGTATCCGGTATTCCATAGCGGTCGGAACGGCTGCGGAGAGGCTGGTGGCATTAAAGGCGGATGCGGATATCTACATTATCAACCGTGAGAATGTCCCCTGGCTGATCGAGGAAAGCGGCCTGCCGTTTGATTATGACATGGTGGTCGTGGACGAACTTTCTTCCTTTAAGAACTGGCAGGCGAAGAGGTTCAAGGCGCTTATGAAGGTAAGACCGAAGATCCGGCGCATTGTAGGGCTGACTGGAACACCTTCTTCAAACGGTTTGATGGATTTATTCGCGGAGTTCAAGGTTCTGGACATGGGAGAACGCCTTGGAAGGTTTATCAGCCAGTACAGGGTCAACTATTTCAAGCCTGACAGGGTGAACGGTCCGATCGTGTATTCCTATAAGCTTCTGCCGGGTGCTGAAGAGAGGATTTACGACAAGATCTCCGATATCACCATTTCCATGAAAGCGACGGACTATTTGGATATGCCGGAGCTTCTGAGTACGGAATACAGGGTCTATCTGGATGAAGATGAGCGTGAAAAGTACGAGGAAATGAAGGATGAGCTGGTTTTACAGCTTCCGGGAGGCGAGATCACGGCTGCGAACGCTGCTTCCTTATCCGGGAAGCTGTGTCAGCTGTCTAACGGGGCTATTTATGATGACGATGGTTCCGTGAATGCTTTCCATGAGAGAAAGCTGGATGCCTTGGAGGATCTGATCGAATCCGCAAACGGTAAGCCGATTCTGGTGGCGTATTGGTTCAAACATGACCTTGCAAGGATCATCGAGAGGCTGAATAAGCTGAAGGTCGTTTATGAGAAGCTGGATTCCGACAAGAGTATTGAAAAGTGGAATGCAAAAGAGCTTCAGGTCGGTTTGATACATCCCGCTTCCGCTGGTCACGGGCTGAACCTGCAATCAGGCGGAAATGTGATTGTATGGTTCGGTATCACATGGAGTCTGGAACTGTATCAGCAGACGATAGCCAGATTATGGCGTCAGGGTCAGACTTCCGGGACAGTTACCGTGATCCATATCATTACTGCCGGTACCGTGGATGAAAGAATCCTGAAGGTGCTGGAAATGAAAGACCATACGCAGTCGGCACTGATCGATGCCGTGAAAGCAGAGGTAAGTGCCTATGGCGGGAAATAAGAATCTGGCTGAGGATCCGTATGAGAGACTTGCCAACGCGATCATCCTTCAGGCGGTCACGGATTACAGGGTGGCGCTGAAGAAGATAAAGGCGCATCCGAGGAACAGGGATGCCATAAATGAGGCTTTGGAGATCGAGAGGTTTTTCCGTTCCGGCTGGTACAGCCAATTAACATCCGTGGACGGGGAGTACCTGATCCGGAGGCTTCAGGAAGAAGTGAGACAATCAGAGTCGATCCGAGGGAAGAAAAATAAACCCGATCGGAGGTAGTTTATGAACAGACATCAACAGGAAGCCAAGAAATATTTATCACAGGCTTTTGGATTAAACCAGAGGATAGAGAGCAAGCTGGGGCAGATTGAGGATCTTCATGACCTGGCGACGAAGGCGACCGTGACATATTCGGATATGCCGAGAAATCCAAACAAGGGTCATTCCCGTTTGGAGGACGCCGTGATCCAGATCATCGAACTGGAAACGGAGATCAACCAAGACATGATAAAACTGGTGGAACTGAAGAAGGATATCATCCGCAGGATAAAGGCTGTGGAGAGTACGGAGCTTCAGACGATATTGGAACTTAGGTACCTGTCCTATATGAGATGGGAAGAGATCGCTATCGAGCTTGGGTACGGTATCGACAATGTATTCCGCTTACACCGGAATGCGCTGGATGAAATCAAGATTCCGGAAACAATACAGTAAAATCAAGTTCGATACAGTAAGCCTATGTGATATTGTTAAGATGGCAAAAGTGAAAGATGAGGAAGCCGTTGCGGAGGAAAAACCGTGGCGGCTTTTTCTATGGGAAGGAAGGTGGACAGATGCCGAGGAAACCGAAGAAGCCGTGCGCTTATCCGGGCTGTCCCAACCTGACGGATGGGAGGTACTGCCCGGAACACCAAGCACAAGTGAACCGTGAGTATGAAAAGTATGGGCGTGATCCCCGGACAAAGAGGCGTTACGGGAGAGCGTGGAAAAGGATCCGTGACAAGTATGCTGCGGAGCATCCGTTCTGTGAACTGTGCTTCGAGCGTGGAGTGATAGTACCTACGGAAGAGATCCATCATAAGAAGCCGCTGAGTGAAGGTGGCACGCACGATAGGAGCAACCTGATCGCGCTGTGCAAGTCGTGTCACTCACGCATACACGCGGAGCGGGGAGACCGGTGGGGAAAGAGACCGGAGGGGGAGTGAAAATCCCCGCGCGTATATTCTCCAGGGAACGGCGCGGGGGTCACACGCACAAAAAGAAGAAATCAAACGGGGTATTAACCCCTGCAGGGAATTGAGGTGAAGGAAGATGGCCAAAGACGGGACTATGCGCGGGGGCGCAAGGGTCGGTTCCGGCAGGAAATCAAAAGCCCTGGCGGAAAAGATCGACAGCGGGCTTGCGGCAACGGTCATTGACCTTCCGGAGCCTGAGGACATAACCGGCGAGGATGTGCCGCCGGTGAAGGATTTTCTGAAAGCTGCTCAGAAAAGCGGCATTGACCTTTGCGCAGAGGATGTGTTCAAAAGCACTTTCCTCTGGCTGAAGGAAAGAGGGTGCGACCGGCTGGTGAACACTCAACTGATCGAACAGTACGCGATGTCGGTATCCAGATGGGTACAGTGCGAGACCTGCATATCGGAATACGGATTTCTGGCGAAGCATCCGACCACGGGGGCGGCGATAACTTCTCCGTATGTGACGATGAGCCAGAATTATCTGAAGCAGGTGAACCAGTGCTGGTACCAGATATATCAGATTGTGAAGGAAAACTGCTCTGTGGAGTATGGCGGTGCGAATCCGCACGATGACCTGATGGAGCATTTGTTATCGGCAAGGAAGAAATAGGAGGGTTTCGATGAAATATGTGAAGAAAAAGCTGTCGGAATTGAAGCCTTATGAGAACAATCCGAGGATCAATGATGAGGCGGTGGACGATGTTGTGGAGAGTATCAGGCAGTGTTCCTACATCGCGCCAATCGTCATTGACGAAGACGGGGTGATCCTGGCGGGGCATACAAGGTATAAGGCCCTGAAAAAGCTGGGATATAAGGAATGCGAGGTTGTGATTGCCTCCGATCTGACAGAGGAACAGAAAAAGAAATATCGTTTGTATGACAATAAGACCGCTGAAATGGCTTCCTGGGATCAGAAGAAGCTTTCCGCGGAATTATGCGATGTGGATTTTCAAGGATATGATTTCGGACAGCCTGAGACCGCGCTTCCTGATGATGAATCGGAAGAGACGGGTCCTAAGACGATGACCTGTCCGTGCTGCGGGGAGGTGTTCGAGGTATGAAGCTACAGAAATTAAAGCTGGCTGAGATTGAGCCATACAAGAATAATCCGAGAAAAAACGATGATGCGGTGAATGCCGTTGCGGAAAGCATCCGGCAGTGTTCCTATATCACGCCGATCATCGTTGACGAAGATCATGTGATCATCGCAGGCCATACCAGATACAAGGCTCTGGTCGCTCTTGGGATGGATGATGTGGAATGCCTGATCTGTGACGGGTTGACCGAGGAACAGAAGAAGAAATACCGGTTCCTGGATAACAAGACCGGGGAAAAGGCTACATGGGATCTCATGAAGTTGGAAGTCGAACTGGAAGGACTTGATCTGGAAGGGTTCGACTTTTTTGGTATGGCGGCTGACCTTCCGGTGGATGGAGACGGCAACGGTGGTTCTGAAAAGGAACTGACCGGTACCACGGAAATAGATGCGGAGGTGTTTGGGGATGAAGAGTTCAAATACGAATGCCCGAACTGCGGTTTTCGGTTCAACTGAGTTTCAGTGGAAGTGGAGCCTTGCTGAGTTGGAGAAAAGACCAAAGCACGGCCATACCGTGTTTTCCTGCTTTTCCTGCGGCGGCGGTTCTTCGATGGGATACAAGCTGGCGGGATATGATGTTGTAGGGAACTGCGAGATAGATCCCGATATGATGAAAGTTTATAAACAGAACAATCATCCGAAGCACGCATTCCTTATGGATATCAGGGATTTCCTGAAGCTGCCGGATGAGAAGATACCGGAAGAGTTATTCCATCTGGATGTGCTGGACGGTTCGCCGCCATGCTCTGTATTTTCCACGGCGGGAGTCAGGGAAGAAGGCTGGAACACGGAAAAGGTTTTCCGGGAAGGTCAGGCAAAGCAGAGACTGGATGACCTGTTCCTTTATTTCATAGCGATAGCGAAGAGATTGAAGCCGAAGGTTGTGATCGCAGAGAATGTGAAGGGAATCATCATTGGAAACGCTAAGGGCTGGGTCAATCAGATCGTAAAGGGATTTGATGATGCAGGATATACGGTGCAGATATTCCTGTTCAATGCTGCAAGGATGGGCGTGCCTCAGAAAAGGGAGCGCGTCTTTTTTATCGCGCATCGGAAAGACCTGAAGTATCCGAAGCTGGTAATGAACTTCCAGTCTAAGCCAATTCCGTTCAGGGATGTCCGGGAACCTTATGGCAAGGCGATGGATCCTGACAGTATGCAGGCGAAGCTTTTGAAATACAGGATTCCTTCTGACCGTTGTATTGCGGATATCAATGAGAGGGTGCGGAAGGTCAAAAACAGCGGGTTTACAACGCCAATCATTTCTGATGATGAACCGGCATATACCATTGTGGCGGGCAGCTCCATGTACCGGATGTGCGATGGCCTGCTTATGACGGACAGGGATATTTTAAGCTGCCAGACGTTTCCGCAGGATTACGATTTTATGGATCAGAGCGTCCAGTATATCTGCGGGATGAGTGTCCCGCCTGTGATGATGGCAAGGATATCCGAGCAGGTGTATCGGCAGTGGCTTAAAGGCGGTGATGCTGATGAAGATGCGTAAGCTGAAGAAATATAAGCCTACGAAGTTCAAGGCGAAGGATTCCGTTTACGATAAGGACGCGGCGGATTTTGCCGTAAACTTCATTCAGTGTCTCTGCCACACGAAAGGAACCTGGGCGGGAAAGCCGTTTGAACTGATCGACTGGCAGGAACAGATTATCAGGGATGTATTCGGGACGATGAAGCCGAACGGATACCGGCAGTTCAATACCGCTTATATAGAGATCCCGAAGAAACAGGGCAAGAGTGAATTGGCTGCGGCGGTGGCGCTGCTCCTATGCTGCGGTGATGGTGAAGAGAGGGCTGAGGTTTACGGATGCGCGGCTGACCGGCAGCAGGCGTCCATCGTCTTTGAGGTTGCTGCGGATATGGTCAGGATGTGTCCGGCTCTGAATAAGAGGGTGAAGATACTGGCTTCACAGAAGCGTATCATCTTCCAGCCGACCAACAGCTTTTATCAGGTGCTGTCTGCGGAGGCTTATTCAAAGCACGGCTTCAATATACATGGGGTTGTGTTTGACGAACTGCATACTCAGCCGAACAGGAAACTCTTTGATGTTATGACAAAGGGTTCCGGTGACGCCAGGATGCAGCCTTTGTATTTCCTGATCACGACGGCGGGAACGGATACGAACAGCATCTGCTATGAAACGCACCAGAAGGCGAAGGATATTCTGGAAGGACGGAAGATCGATCCGACTTTCTATCCGGTGATCTATGGCGCGGATGAATCCGATGACTGGACGGATCCGAAGGTTTGGAAGAAGGCAAATCCTTCACTGGATATCACGGTGGGGATAGACAAAGTGAAAGCGGCCTGTGAATCCGCAAAACAGAATCCGGGGGAAGAAAATTCATTCCGGCAGCTGAGGCTGAATCAGTGGGTGAAGCAGGCGGTCAGGTGGATGCCTATGGAAAAATGGGACACCTGCAATTTTGCCGTGGATGAGGATGAGCTGGAAGGGCGTGTCTGCTACGGAGGTCTGGACTTGTCGAGTACGACTGACCTGACGGCGTTTGCCCTGGTATTTCCGCCGATGGATGAAGAGGACAAGTATATCGTGCTTCCTTACTTCTGGGTTCCGGAGGAAACGTTGGATCTGCGAGTGAAAAGAGACCATGTTCCTTATGATGTCTGGGAGCGGAAGGGCTTTCTGGAAACAACGGAAGGAAACGTGGTCCATTATGGATATATCGAAAAGTTCATAGAGCGGCTTGGCGAGAGGTTCTATATCCGGGAGATTGCTTATGACAGGTGGGGCGCAACTCAGCTGTCGCAGGATCTGGAAGGTATGGGATTTACGGTGGTGCCGTTCGGACAGGGTTTTGCTTCCATGTCTCCGCCTACGAAGGAATTGATGAGGCTGGTGCTGGAACAGAAGATCGCCCACGGCGGTCATCCGGTTCTGCGGTGGAACATGGATAACATTTATATCCGCACGGATCCGGCGGGTAATATCAAGGCTGACAAGGCGAAGTCCACGGAGAAGATCGACGGGGCTATCGCGATGATCATGGCTCTTGACCGTGCGATCAGGTGCGGGAACGAAACGGCGGAATCTGTTTATGATACCAGAGGCCTTCTGGTTTTCTGAGGATAGAAAGATGTTGATATTATCGGTGATCGGTTTCCTTGTGATCAGGGAAGCCTTGAATCAGGCATATGAAGGAGGGAATGGAGATGGGAATACTTAGCGGTTTGTTTCGGAGCAGGGATAAGCCCACGGACAGGACGGCGGGAAGTTCGTATTCGTTTTTCTTAGGCGGGACAGCTTCAGGAAAGTATGTGACGGAACGGTCTGCAATGCAGATGACGGCGGTGTACTGCTGCGTGAGGATCCTGTCGGAAGCAGTTGCGAGCCTGCCGTTACAATTCTATAGATATACCGACGATGGCGGTAAGGAAAAAGCGGTGGATCATCCGCTTTATTTTTTGCTCCATGATGAGCCAAATCCGGAGATGACTTCCTTCATATTCCGGGAGACCTTGATGACACACCTGCTTTTGTGGGGAAATGCGTATTCGCAGATCATCCGCAACGGCAAGGGCGAAGTCGTGGCTCTGTATCCGCTGATGCCGGATCGGATGAAGGTGGATCGTGATGAGCATGGACGGCTCTATTACGAATACACCGTTTACGATTCGGATGATGTGGACGGCAGGAAGGGTACGGACAAGGTCGGAAGAACCGTAAGGCTTCAGCCTCATGATGTGCTGCATATTCCGGGTCTTGGGTTCGATGGGCTGGTTGGTTACAGTCCAATCGCGATGGCGAAGAATGCTATCGGTCTGGCGATTGCCACGGAAGAATACGGCAGCAAGTTCTTTGCGAACGGTGCGGCTCCTTCCGGCGTTCTGGAACATCCGGGAATCATAAAGGATCCGAGCAAGGTCAGGGAAAGCTGGCAGGCAACTTTCGGCGGTTCCGGTAATTCCAATAAGATCGCGGTTCTGGAAGAGGGCATGAAGTACACGCCGATTTCCATATCGCCGGAGCAGGCTCAGTTCCTGGAAACAAGGAAATTCCAGATTGATGAGATTGCAAGGATATTCCGTGTGCCGCCTCATATGATCGGTGATCTGGAAAAGAGCAGCTTCAATAACATTGAGCAGCAGAGCTTGGAGTTCGTGAAGTACACGCTGGATCCCTGGGTGAGCCGTTGGGAACAGGCGATGGTAAGGGCGCTTCTGACACCGGATGAAAAGAAGAAGTATTTCTTCAAGTTCAATGTGGACGGCTTATTGCGCGGTGATTACCAGAGCAGGATGAACGGTTACGCCACGGCAAGGCAGAATGGCTGGATGTCTGCAAATGATATCCGAGAGCTTGAAAACCTTGACCGTATTCCGGAAGAGGACGGCGGTGATCTGTATCTGGTGAACGGCAACATGGTTCCTTTGGTATCGGCGGGTGCTGCATATGATATGGAAGGGGATAAAGGAAAGGAGGAAGATGATTCCGATGAAGAAGTTTTGGAACTGGAAAAGCAGGAAGATCAGAGACCAGGCTTCAGGCGAAGAAGTAACTGAGCGGGGGCTTTTCCTGAATGGAACAATAGCGGAAGAGAGCTGGTTTGACGATGATGTCACTCCGGCTCTTTTTAAGCAGGAACTGGATTCGGGAAGCGGCAACATCACGGTCTGGATCAACAGTCCGGGCGGTGACTGTGTGGCGGCGGCTCAGATCTACAACATGCTTATGGACTACAAGGGCGATGTCACGGTGAAGATCGATGGCATTGCGGCATCGGCGGCAAGCGTAATTGCGATGGCGGGGACGAAGGTTCTTATGAGCCCCGTGTCCATGATGATGATCCATAATCCGGCGACTATCGCTTTCGGCGATACGACGGAGATGCAGAAGGCAATCAACATGCTGGCTGAGGTGAAGGAATCCATCATGAACGCTTATGAAATCAAGACCGGCATGAGCCGGACAAAGATTTCGCACTTGATGGATGCGGAGACCTGGATGGATGCGCACAAGGCGGTGGAGTTTGGATTCGCGGACGACATTCTGCAAAGGCAGGATGCGGCTGAGGATCTGGAAGTGCCGGATGTGTCGATGCTCTATTCCAGGGCGGCGGTGACAAATTCGCTGATGGACAAAATCGCGGCGAAGTGTCATATCAAGGCACCTGATGAGGGTGTTGCAACTGAACAGGTAACTGATAACGGGCGTTCCTGCGATGAGATCAGGGAACGCTTGAATTTTATCAAGAGATTCATTTAAGGGAGGATAAAACCTATGACTATCAAAGAAATGATCGAGAAGAGAGCGAAGGTGTGGGAGACCGCGAAGAACTTTGTGGATACCCACGAGAATGAAAACGGCGTTCTGTCTGCGGAGGATAACGCGACTTACAGCCGTATGGAGCAGGAGATCGAGGATCTGACTGCGGCTATCGACCGCCAGCAGAGAGCCGAGGCAAGGGAGGCTGAGTTCAATAAGCCTGTGAATATGCCTCTTACCGGAAGACCTGCGATGCAGAAGCCGGATGAGAAGACCGGGCGTGCTTCCAATGCCTACAAGGAAGAT